ACAAAATCACAGTAACATACGAAAGTATTATTAATGGAACAGGATTTGTTAACATCGAACGGTTATTTGATTATGTTAAGAATTTGACACGAGGGGGAACATTCAAGTGTGCAAATGATCTTGCAAAGGATACAAAAGGAAAATGGATAAAAACGTTTGAACATAATACAACAAAAAATTATATAAGATTTTCCAATTTTATGAAGATTTATTGTGTATCATTTAAACCACCAAAAGTTTGTAAATTAATGCGAGATCGAAAATTTGAAACACAAGGCTTAGACGCAGTAACAGAACCGGTAACAACCGCAATTAAATCAATGTTTACGACAGTAAAATCAACGATTGATTTACCAACGGAATTGAAAACCACACTAGAGAATGTTACGAAAACAGCAATGAATGCCAACAACTTTTTTGAAAAAGCAAATGAAATTCAAGATTCGATGATCAAAGCAATACAAATGTTAACATCTGTAAGCAAAAGTTTCTTCGACCCGACTAATATCATTATGTGGATTTTTAAAATTTTGGCTTTTATTAATTTATTACGAGAACCAAACAATCGTGAATACGGAAATTTAATTTCTTTAGTCGCTCTCATTTTACCAACGGGAATTGGTGAACATGTATCTGCAAGGGTATGTGACCTGACACTAGCAATCAAAGGTGTGATTGAGCGATTTGTCGTTAAATTTACAACTCAAACCAATGATAATTACGATTGTACAATTATTACGGTATTTTTTAAATTGGTGCGAGACATGTTTGTGAATTGTACTAGCGGGGTTGATCGAACTACATTTAATGATATGAAAATGAACTCCGAGCGAATAGGATTTATGATCCGAGGATTATCGCAAGTAAAAACAGTTTACGAGTATTTTTTGAAATTAATTAAAATGATTTTAGAATATTTTGGATTGGAAATTCATAATCGAGATACCGACAATGGACAATTTACACCAGAAAAGTACGAATCCTTTGTCGATGACTATCATAAGTACAAGACGGAAGATGGTGATAAGAAAGCAGAAACGAAAAAGTCATATGCTTTAGCAACGATTGATTTACACAAGCGTGGCGAAGAAATTTTAGGTAGTTTAATGCGCTTATCATTAACGGAAAAAGGTAAGGATTTGTGTCGTGCAATTCCATCATTACGACACATTGTTAATGATTTGAAGGAGACTATAGTCAAGATTCCTTCATATTTTTTAACTGAAAAGGACGAAACACGCCGAAATAAACCTTATTGGTGTTATATTTTCGGCAAGCCACGAATTGGAAAATCAGCGTTCTTCCAGTATTTGTTATTGAATGAACTAGTTTTACGAGGTAATTTAGTTCAGGATTATACAAATATTGCAAATTATACGTATTTTCGACGATGTGGCTCGGAGTATTGGGATGGATACAACGGACAATTAGTCACATGGTATAACGATATTTTTCAATTGAACAGTACAACAGCAGAAGTAGTTAAAACAATCGGGGAATTAACGGATATTATCGATGACAATCCCTGTTTAGTAAATATGGCCGCTTGTGAAAAGAAAGAAAAGGTTTATTTTGCAAGCAAAATTATTATTTCAAATGGCCAAAATGACTTACCACAACAACAATTTTTAACAAATAATTGTTGGAGTAGTGGTATTCACATTTTACAACGACGAAACTGTGTAGTTGAATTGATTTTGAATAAGAACTATCAAAAACCAGACGGAACTATCAACCATCAAGCAGTAGTCAAAGCTATGAAAGATCCAAACATTGAAAAGATTACCTGTAAAGATGTTCAATTGGTACCTGTAGACATGTATGTTATTAAATTTCGTGAACCAACAACTGGATATGTTATCCGAGTGAGTTCATTACCAGATGCAGTAAACGATATTGTTGACGACATGTTGAAATATATCAATGGACAGGAAGATTTCAAGAAAAAATTATTTCAATTTTTTGAGAACCGTTTCCAGGACAAAACAGCGCAAGGTGAAATACGACCTCTTAAGAACGAGACTTTTGTCGTGGCGCCCGTAAATTCGAACCAGGGGGATTGTCAAATCCACTGTATTAGAACTACGCGCGTTCCAAAAACTCAGGTCAATGATAAGTCAACTGAAACCGAAGACTATCAGAGTACGATTGATGATGAAGAATTGGTAGGTATGTATACAAGTATGTATCCTCCATCTAATTTAACTGATACTCATCTTTCGATTACACGAGACGATCATGGTTTACCAAATTTACCGAAACGAATATGTACATGTTATGAGCGCTGTATGGACTTTATCGACCGAATTCAAGCTTTTCATGGTGGTTTTATACCAAGTTTAAATTCGTTTGTCAAAATTTTTGATAGACACCACCAATGTATGGATATGGTTGAAATGGAAGAAGCAATTATTGAAATTTTAGCACGAGAAGGAAAATCAGGAATTTTAGCTCAAATGTATCTGAATGAAACAACACCTTTTCTTGATAAGGCTAAGAAGAAATGTTTAGAAGCTTGTGAAAAATTACGACGTTATTTTCGCGAATTGGTTGGACCTTTTTGGACTGTTATTAAACACATTAGTATTACTCTCATGATTGGATTTTTAACATCATTAGTTACAGTATTATTGACAGTGGCAGCTGCCAAATTTGCTGAATGGCTAATAATTGGAAAACCAAAAAAGAAGAAGGCTACAGTTCAAACTGCAGAAATGACGCGAAATTATAAACCGGCTAGAATCTATCGAAAACAAAATCGCCGAAGTAATTCAGTACCACGTAATACAACGACGCAAGGTTATGATGAATCGAATGTTGCAATTGAAAACGTTATGCGTGATCATTTTGTACGTTTAGTTCTTCATTTTGAATGCGGTGGGCGTTTGATCGTTGCTCCACAAGTTGCCAATGCAGTAGCTATTAGTGGAAATATGTTTCTTACACCTCAACATTATTATCGTCGTTTTGTTCAATTATTGGAAAGTGATAATTACAATGACGCTTTTTATCGCTTATATTTATCAAATGGAACCACTATCGATTTATCGATTGAACAGGTTAATTGGTATATTCCGAATGAATATGATACAGCATATTTTTGTATCAAAGAATTATCAGCATTTCGGGACATTACTCATTATTTCGTTCGAGATGGAGATCCATTAGGTTTACAACGAGGGTATTTATATGGAATTCGATCGTCAGTAGTGAATGGATTGGATGACTTAAAAGTATCTTTATTAGCGGTATCGAACATTCAGAAAGAAACAATAGCGTATGATAGCGGCGAGGCCAAGAGTGTAGTGGATGGCTCAGTATTAAATAACATGGAATTTGAAGGTATTGATCACTATGTATACAACACGAATTTGACCGTACAAGGCGATTGTGGTATGTTATTGATGACAGCAGGACAGTCAGTTGGTTGTCGAAAAATTTTGGGAATTCACGTTGCAGCTTCATCTACAACGCAAGAAGGCATTAGTTGCCCTATTTTCCAGGAGGATTTACAACAAGCTATCGATTGGTTTTGTGAAAAGAAATTAACACGAAATATTCGAACTCAATTGAATGAATTCATCGATTACAATATTCCACAATTAACGACACTTGAAACTGAAATCGTAAAAGAAGGACGTTTGAATGTAGTTGGCAAACTGAAACCAATAGTCTACCAAGGCAAAAAGTTCAATTCTTATATTCCAGTAGCAAGTAAAACAACAATTAGTAAATCAATGTCATTTGATTTAATGGAAGAAGATTTTGGACAAAATATTAACAAGCCAGCGCATTTGGTACCATTTATTGACGAACATGGAGAACGTAAAAGTCCTCTGTGTATGGCGATGAAGAAATATCAAGTGCATGTTCGATTTTTGGAAGAAGAAGATCGAGAAGAGATTATTCAACATATTGTTGATAGTTTTAATTCTCAATCAATTTATCCATTAAGTCGACGTAGATTATTGACCGATGAAGAATGTGCCAATGGTTATGGAGCTATGAAACGAATTGACATTACAACATCTGCAGGTTATCCTTATACAATGATTGAACGAAATGGAAAACGTAATTGGGTTAAAGTTACAGAACGAGACCAGTTACCGTCATTGTATGAAGTCGAGGACTTTGTGCTCAGTAATGTTAATGAACGGATTGAATTAGCCAAAAAAGGAATTATACGAAGTACTATTTTTTGTGACACATTGAAAGATGAAACACGACCGATAGAAAAAGTAAACAAAGGCAAAACACGAATTTTTCAGATTGGACCTTTTGACTTAACATTAGCAATGCGAAAATATTTTGGAGCATTTGTTGATATGAGTCATACTAGTTATTTAAAAGGCGAAATAGCGATTGGAATTGATCCTAATTCACATGAATGGGGATTAAAATTTCGACGCTTGACACGTTTTGGAATGGCTGGTTGGGCCGGTGATTTTGGTAATTACGATGCATCTATTTGGGTACAATTTGCTCATTGGTGCGCCGATATTATTAATCGCTGGTACGGTGGTTCAGATGAAGATTATCAGGTCCGTTTAACATTGTTATTGACTTTATTTCATAGTTATCACGCTATTTTAGATATGGTTTTTATTTTGTATAACGGAAATCCATCAGGGAATTTATTAACAACTATTCTTAATTGTCTTGTTTTTATGATCATGATACGTAAAATGTTCTTAGAACGTTATCGTAGTAAATACGATTTAAAAATGATAGATGATTTATGGGCTAGATGGATTTACGGTGATGATAACATTGTGATTTTTCGCGATAGTTATTATATTCCGTTTTCTTGGGCTCAATCATTTTTTAACTATTATGGCATGGAATACACAGATGCTCTTAAGACTGGAAATGTTGATGATACTCCAACATCAGTATTCGATATGACATTTTTGAAACGTCGATGGATAATTGAAAAGGGTGAGATTTGGGCTCCTATGCCTTTAGAAAACTTATTGGAAATTCCTCGATGGAGCGAAAGTGATCCTATGAATTCGATCGATCAAATGGCGCGGTATAATGCCAGCCTTTTAGAGATCTCGAATCACGGATACTCGATTTTTAACAATGTTCGCCGAAAGTATTACAATCAAATTCAACAACTTATCGAACGAGGCCACAATTTCAAATTAACGGATTTATTCACATTTTTTCGTTGTTATGATATTAAACGACCATCAATTGTTAAAGCACACTGTCAATCTTTAGAAGATCTTGATGAATTATTGTACGTCGTGGGCGACGATTCACATGCACTAAAGATTAGTGAGACACTTAAGTCTATAAAATGTCACGATACTATTGGCCTTGATAGCAATGACGCCAATTTTTATTATATTGCTCGAAAATTTATTACACAAGTAAATGAAACTCACGGGGACACCGATACCCCAGTCGCAGTAACGACGGAAAAGAGCACGCGCTTTGAAGATGCACCGGAAGGAACAGTGTCAATCAAGAAAACAGCAAGAATTCCTTATTTATACAAGAATTCATTCCAGCAGGACATGCATGCTGTAGTTGGAAGACCATTTCTTTTGGGAACTTTTCAATGGCGACCAAATGATTCAATGGGTAATTTAAAATTTCAGGTCGTTTTTCCATCAGCGTTAGCATCAATACCAGAACTACGATCAATTTGCACGTACCATGCGTATATGCGACCTGAAATTGAAGTTTTAATCCAAGTCAATGGAACACCAATGCACTATGGACGATTGATGGCATCGATAGGTTATATCGACCGGGCTTTTGCACCCAATAATCTTGTTGGTGAATTTGCCATTACTGGAGCAAGCAACGTGAACTGGGTTCAAATTAGCGCCAATAGCGTACGAACAGCAACTCTTGCTGTACCCTGGATGTCACCAGTAGAGCGTTTTCCAACGACTCTAATGTTTGCCTCACAACATGATGATTCACTAACTTATGCTGAATTACAAATACGTGTCTCGATTCCCCTTTTAATCAACGGGACCTCTTTAGCTTCTGTTGGGTGTTCGGTTTACATCATTGTTCGAGAACCTAATTTTTCAGGATGGGGTATTCCGAACTTGTTGCAACCAATGTCACAACGCGAAGCAAAAACACAAATGATCGAAGAAGTTTGCGAAGCAGTACAAAGTTTAAAAACGGGAGTTCTTTTAAGCAATATTACTTCTGATATTGCCTCTTGGATATCGAAATTTAAACCAATTCCAGTAATAGGTGCTGGAGCAGGCGTAGTATCGATGGCCGTTGGAGCAGCTTCGAAAGTGATTAAAGCGTTGGGTTTCGCGATTCCAGCTAATGTAGCGATTTCACAACCATTTTGGTATCGCAATGCACGTTTAATGCAATGTGAAGATGTGGCCAATAGCATCCCGCTAGCACCATTTCCAAATCCTTATGTGGTTAAAGATCCAACGTTCGTAGGAACAACATTTGAAGAATTCGATATCACGACTTATTTGAGTCATCCAACTTATTACACCCATTTTAAAATCAGTGGTACAGATTTAGCTGAGAGTATTATTTATGCTTTCCCAGTTGAACCTGATATTTACATTACGGAGTTGGATGAAACCAATTATGGTGTTCCAACACGTTTATCATTTCTATCGCGATTATTTTATTGGTGGAGAGGTGGGATTCGATTTCATTTTTCATTTACAGCGTCACGATTTCATACGATGCGTCTTCGTTTTACATGGTTTCCTTATCCACCTACTGATGCATCTGATTTTACAAAACCGATTAAAAATTTAACACAGAATCAACTATCGACTCTCCCTAGTATTATCTTTGATATTAATGGAGATAGCGAATGTTCTTTCACAGTACCATTTTTACAACCTGTGGAATGGAAACGTATGCGAGATGAACCGTTGGGTGCTCCAGTTGTAGATTATAATAACTATTGTAATGGTTATATTTATATCTCAGTTGTTAATCCCTTAGTTAATAGCGCTAGCGAATCAGCTACAAGTGGCATATTTGGACAGATTTTTGTATCGGCAGCGGAAGATTTTCAGTTTGCTCAGCCAACGTTGGAAAGTATTCATGGTAACGGTATTTATGCACCGCAAGTTATCACAAGCTCAGCTGCTAAAGAGGAACGTGAATTTAAAGTTCAAATGAACGATGAAAATTTTTCAAGCGTTGGTTTAAAAACGAAGAAATGTCCAATTATTGGTAATGTTGAACCTGGACATCGCTCAGAAAATGTGCATATGTCAACTGATGTCAAATCTTTAAAACAATTGTACAATATGGGCGGACCAGTCGGCAAAAATCGTCTTACTGCTGTTAGTGATTTAGTTACTGATTTTGTTGTGAATGCTGGCAATAACATGCTCCCAACGAATAACATGGAGCAAAATCATGCATCACAGCAAAATTATTTATTTCAATTAGCACCGGCTTTTGGATTTTATCGTGGATCGATTCGGGTAGGCTATGAACCACGCAGTGCTATAGGAAGCTTGGGTTCAATGTCCGGTGGTGTAACATACGATAATGATTTACGAGATATGTATTTATTATTTACAGAAACATATCCTGAAAACAATGCAGAATGGTTCAGCACAGAGGGTACGCACTCATTTTTTCAAACATTGCCACATAATGGTTTATTCGATATTCCATGGTATTCACCATTTCGATTTTGGCCTAACGGGTCTACAGGTTTACCAATAGATACACCTAAGGTTCATTTTAAAGTTGCTATCCCACAAGCTACAACTGCAGAAGTTCATGCTTTTCTTAGTGGTGGTGACGACTTTATGATGTTTTGGGATGCACCAATGCCAGTTTTCTGGTATAGTACACAACCCTTACCTACTTAGTTGGTCAACTTATTTTAATCTAAACAAGAAGAAACTTTATTATTTATAACATCTTTTCTTTTATTTTTCTCTTTACTCCCATGTTCTTTGATGTAGAACATTAAAATTAACATCTTTGCAGTTATTATATATCGCACATTCAATATTTTGGAACTTGAAGGTGAGGTAAATAATCACTGGCTCCCTGCACCTGGGGACTATTGTTCTACAATAACTCAAAATATACAGACATTTATTTGACACGTTCCAAACCTCACGCCAAACGCGAATTCTTGACTTCGTGGCGGGTTGTAATACAAACCACTACGAATTTGAAATTCACGGTAGTAGGTTGGGTTAGATTTTTAAAACCATTTCTGATCTCAAGGAACGTGATTC